ATCATCCGTTCAAGCCAGACAGAAGCTGACAGAAGAGTATGGCTACAATCCAGAAGCCGTAGCTGATGTGCTGGAAAACAAGTACACGATAGGTGGTTACGAACTATCTAGGCCAATCAACCCACACCAAGAGTCCTATCAGGAATCAGAGAAAGAGTACGAACTCTTGGAGTTTTGGGGGACCCTCGACCGGGACGATCTGGAAGGTTACATAGACGAAGATGCTCTCGGGATTCTCGAGGTGGCACCAGTTTGTGTGACAGTTCTTGGAAATCGAGTCGTTAAAGCTTCTATCAATCCGTATGACGGGCAGATCCCCTACCACTTCTGTTACTGGCATGACAACACGCACTCCATCTGGGGTGACGGGATCTACTGGTCGATTCGAGATATCCAGAGCCTGATCAACTTTGCCATGAGTATGTACGTCGAAGGCAAAGAGATGTCTTCGGTTCCGATGGTCGGCATGGATTCTAGTCAGTTGGCAGCAAATGAAGACCCGACAGATCTCTATCCGGGTAAAGTCTGGCAGTTCGCACCGGGTGCCGATGTCTCTGGCGCATTTCGCCCGGTATTGATTCCAGACGTGACCCACGGTCTGATGGAACTGATGCAGTTTCTTCAACGGGAAGCCAACTTATCCTCTGGTCAGTCTCCGATTGGCATGGGGCAGACAGCACCCTACCAGACCCGAACTGCTACCGGGATGTCCATATTGGACCGGAATCAGGCCCGTAGCACCGCATCAGTAGTTCAATCGATTTCGCACATGATGCGAAACACCTTAAATGGAATCTATCGGTGGATCTTAGTGGATACGGATGATCCGGAACTCCACTGTGATGCGGACGCACTCTGCACAGGCTACGAACGCTACATCGCTGAAGAAGTTCACAATCAACAACTCCTTCAGTTCATGCAGGTTCTTCAGCAGTTACCGGGTCTAGCGGAAGAAATTCGAGTAGACCGTTTGGCAAAGCCGATCCTGAACGCCTTCAATCTGGAACCGGATGAATTACTAAAGACTCCGGAAGAGAAGCAGCAAGCCCAACAGCAAAAACAACAGATGTTGCAGATGCAGATGCAGATGGAGGCTCAAAAGAAACTGCAAGAAGGACAGATCGACGAACAGTTAAAGCGTTTAGATTCTGCTCTTGAAGAGAGACACAGCATCGGGAAACAACGACGAGACTTAGAGATTCAGCGAATCCTCAAGATGATGGACATGGGCCAGATGGTTCAACCTTCTGATTTTTCAGATCTTTCCATCATGCTCAAGGAGGACCAACAGAGAATGGCCCAACAAAGATATCAGCAGGAAGTTCAAGCACAACAACAGCAAGCTGCACAGGAGCAACAACTCCAGCAGGTACTAGGAGAGATGCAACGTGAACAGATGGCAGCAAACCAAGGGGCAAACGTACCCCCTGACCAACGACGAACTGCAGGTCCTCCGGGGGCAGAAGCTATGGCTACACCTCGAGGAAATGCTGCAAACCCGAATAACGGAGGAAGTGGAACGACTCAAGTTACTGGTAACCCCGGAGGGTCTAGCCCAGCATAACTCAAGAGTTGGGAAGATTCAGGCATTTCAGGAAATTCTGAATTATCCCGACTACGTCCAAAACCTTTCTCGAGACACGAATGACCACTCCAGAAAAATTGGAAGAAGTTCCATCGACCGATGAAAACGTTGAAGAACTTCCCGTTGAACCTTCTAAAGAAGACATCTGGACTCAGATTTCTGTAGGAAAGAACACAACCCAACCGGAACAAGAGCCTGTTGCAGTCGACCCTGAACCAGAGCCAGATCCGGAACCAAAACCAGAGCCGAAACCAGAACCTACCTTGGACAACGACCCCAAGCTAGCTAAACGGTTTCGAGACTCGCAAGAATTCATCTCCAAGTTAAAGGCTGAAAACAAGGAGATGAATGAATCATTATCTCGGTTACAGCAGGAGATCGAAGATCTCAAGAGAAACCGGGAGACACAACCCAAGCAGGAAGCACCACCTGACCCGGTGCCTAACCTACAGGAGTTGTTATCCGATTTGCCGCAAGACGTTCGAGATGAACTCGAGGCATTTCCCGAACTGTTTCGAGGAATGACTACCCTGTTGGACAAGCGTATCAAGCAGATGCAACAACAGGTAGATCCGGAGATTCAGGAATTCAGGAAAGAAAGAGAACGACGACAGGTACAGGACTCTTTGTCCAAAAGACATCAGTTGGCAAACACTCAACTTGGGATTCTCAACGCCCGGGAGATCGACTTTGATTCTCCGGTCTTTGCCCAGTGGGTTCTTGGAAGTGACTACCGTAAATCAGTAGTTACGAACTTTGCCAGCCCGGATGCTTTTGTAGACCTGATGCGATCCTTTCTTTTTGAATATCCAGACGAAGCCCAACGCCAAGAACCTACGCAACCCGTAGTTTCTACCTCGCAAGCAGACTCCCAGAGAGTGGAGAGACGGAAAGCTGCCAGTAGTGTTGTCTCACGAAAGTCGGCACCCGAACGACCTAAAGCTGGAATTGCTTCTTTAGATGATAAAAGCAAGTTCTGGTCACAACTAATGCAGACTTAATAGGAGACCAAAATGGCTATTACGACTACCGCTTACGCTACGACTAGCGGTAATCTTTACGGAGACCTGTCAACCGAAGATGCGTTGACGATTCAAAGTAAGATGCTACCTGTAGCGAAGAAGAACCTGACTTTTGCTCGGTTCGCTCAAAAAGATACCAAAGGCCGCAATGATGGCAACGTCATGCGCCACAGACGGTACAAGAAATTTCCTCTAAACGACACCCCATTGGGAGAGGGTGTGACTCCCGATTTTGACCAGCTAGAATCAGAAGTGGTCAGCACAACCATCCGTCAGTACGGTAGATATGTGCCTGTGACTGATCTGATGGAACTGCTGGGACAAGATCCCTACATCAGTATTATTACAGAACGTCAGGCGCAACAAGCTGCAGAAGTGATCGACCTGTTGTGCTACAAGACTTTCCGTAATCCAGCCAACACCATTTATGCTGGTGGGGCCGCAATTACCTCTCGTGCTGCAGTCAACGGGGTAGTATCCACGGCTGATCTGGATCGTGCAATCCGACACTTAGAGGGTCTAGATGCAGAGAAACTGACAGAGATGCTAGCAGCAACTCCTGACGTTTCTACGCAACCTCTGCGACCCAGCTATGTTGCGATCTGCCACCCGATCTTGCGCTACAATCTAGAGGCTCTAGCTGGTTTTATACCTGTCGAGCAGTACGCCAATAGCTCACAAGCAATGGACTATGAGATTGGTTCCTACAAGGGAGTTCGCTTCCTCGTGACCACTCAAGCAGTAGCCTTTGACCGGGACGGAGACAACTCTCTCGGTGCTGGCGCAGCAGGGACATCTCTCGTAGAGGATGCTTCCGGGTCATTTGCTGAAGTTTACCCGATTGTGATCTTCGCAAAAGATGCCGTAGGCACTGCAACTATCGGGGGGATGGACAGCATCGTTCCCAAAGTTGTCCGCCCGACACCTTCTGGAACCGATCCCTTGGGCCAACGTGGTACAGTAGGATACACTTTCATGCATGGTCAATTAATCCTGAACGAGGATTGGATCATTACAATTGAAACAGGTGTATCAGCACTGGCTTCCGCAGTGACCACAGACCCAACCCTCTACGCAGCAAATAGCTGAAACCAATAAGTCTCGGGATTACTAAGGTCTCGGGACACTCTCATCTAAAGGAGATGTTATGAAGAGTGATAAAATGCAGATGAGTTATGTGCCTCAGACTTCTGAGCATGTACTTATCTCAAGCAACACCGTCAAGGATATTGTCCTGCCTTACGGTGCAATTGTTGAGGATATTAAGGTAGTAGCTACCGCATTGGAAGCCACTGCTACTGGAGCAGAGATTGATCTCGGCACTACCGCTTCAGCCAACTACTACAAGGCCACGGCAATTCCTTGTGATAGTACTGGTTCAGTAGGTGTTCAGACCAGCATTGACGGAGCAAAGATGATGACTGCTGTACCAGCAGATAGAATCATCCGCATCACTCCGAATACTTTTTCAGCAAACAGTGTTGCAAGAGTATATGTCTGGGTGAACTACCGCTTCGACTCCAATCCTTACCCAACCCAGTTGGTGTAATTTCTCATTAAATTCGTGAGGTGGTCGTGTTCGGTCACCTTGCGAGTTTATACGCTTTAAACTATAATGTAGGCTAAAAATGGCTCAAGCCCAGTACTACGAACCTTCTCTCTCCCAAGCTTATTACAACCCCGGAACAGGACGGTTTTCACAGGTCTCTGCCCATGCTAACTTAGCCAAAGAATGGGACGGTGATCCAGCCAGTATTCCTGATGGATATGGGGTAATCCGCATTGAAATGGGACGAGATGTCCATGACACGGCTGAAGTAGCATCCTCGATTAACGGATTTCGGGTAGTCATTCCACGAGGTTCCGCACGAGTTGTTTCTGCCATTCACATCAATCGCTTGATGAACGAATGCTACGAAACTGAATACACCCAGACTCAATACTCTCGACCTCCCGAAGGATACCGCAGACCTAGATTTCCAATCTCATTGATTGTACCCCCTAAGAATTCTCCTGTGTTGATCGACCCCGACACCGGAAATGCTGCCAAATCAGAAGCAAAAATGGTGAAAGCACCTCCAAAACGGAAGCATAATTACACGGTAGAGGACGATGACACTTCAACTTCAGCAGATAAGGGATCGGGCTGAGAGAATATTACAAGACGAGAGCAACAGAAGATGGTCAGTATCTGAGCTAAATGATTACATCTTTGACGCACAGCATGAATTTATCCGACTGACAGGGTTTCCCCTGACTGCTAGTTCGATCTCCCTTTCAGTTGGAATCCCTACTTACACAAAACCAACTAGCCTGATGGATATCCAAAAGGCTAGAGTACGCAATAGAGCCATCGAGATTCCGATTGTTTCCCCGACAATGCTGGATGAAGCTGCCCAACGTGGCTTTATGGATCGAGGGATTAGCTGGTCTACATCGATCAGTGTCTCTCCCTCGCAGATATCGGGGAGCACAACTTCTGTCAATCAGGCTGTCTCCGGGGCAATCGGAGGATTCTTAGTAAACCCTGATTGGCGAGAGCAACAAGGACCGATTCGGGCCTTGGTCATCGAGCATCAATCCCATCCTACCGTAAGGGTATTTCCCGTACCCGTTTCTTCAGACGCTATATTTAGCCCGGACCTCATAACACTACCCACCACCGATGTGGACAATGTTCTGGGCACAGATCTTATCTTTGCGAGTGACTCGCTAGTCACCGGGGCACAGACAGATCCCTCCATTCGACTAGAGGGAACTTTACAACCTCTAAGAAACTCCCTGACCAATACAACGAGCACAGACACGGATAGTCCTCAGATCGGTGCTTCGTACCACGATGCCTTGATCTACGGGTGTGTGGAACGTGCCTACCTAAAAGAAAATGATCTCCGGAACGTCCAGAAGAGCAGTATCTTCCGACAGAAATTCTTAGAGTATGTAGCTGACGCTAGAAGAAATGAGGCAGAGAGTCCGATCCGTAGAGTAGGTGGGGCAAACAGGCAAAGACTCAAAGTATCTAGGAGGTGGATTTGACGGTTCAAGTACAGGGGAGTGACGGGGCAGTTGTCACCCTTACCCAACGATTAGTTAAAGGCTCTGACCTTTCACAGACAGCAACGGACTTGTCCTTAGACAATATCCCAATGCCTACTGGAATTACAGACTCTAACGGTTCGGCCTATACAAACTTTACGGCATTTGTAAACGACTTCGGTAATATTCCGGCTCTACAGGGTACTCGTGGTCCGAGAGGCTATATCCCTGACTCCGTGACGGTCAACGAGAACGTCAGTGGTGATTTCTTTTTAACCTTTAACTATCCCGAGAGTTATTCCTTTGATTCGAGCACTTTTAGTGTCGCTGCAGGGGTAGATGGAACTAACGGCACAGATGGACGTGGGATTGCCTCAATCGTGTTGGGGAATCACCCGACAGACTCTTCACTATACCGTCTAACTTTTACATATGATGATCAGGCTTCAACCAGTGTAACTACTGATTTTGCCAAACCTGTTGACGGTACAACCCCAAAAGAGATTAGTAGTGCAAGCTTAGGAACAGATACAAATAATTCTGCAAACTATGCGCTGACCTTTACCTATGATGATGCTTCAACAGATATAGTGACCTTTGCCAAACCTGTTGATGGTACAACACCAAAAGAAATTAGTAGTGCGTCTTTAGGTACAGATGCTAACAACTCAGCGAACTATGCGCTAACCATTACCTATGACGATGCTTCGACAGATATAGTAACATTTGTAAAGCCAATAGACGGTACAAACGGCACAGATGGTAAGTCG